AGTGTTGCCAAACTATCCTTGAAATAATGCTTGACTCGATCTAAAGCGCGCTCAGCGTTATTGGCATTTCTCAGAATATGCTCAATCTGACCTTGTAAAGGCAGATCTTGGACTTGTTGTCTAAGAGCAATCGAAGAAGGCCCGTGAGAGTGCTTCAAAAGCAAACCAACGGAGGGATGGCGAAGCCTGGTGAAATCGGCTCCACCCTTCCAAATCCAAGCCATAGAGTTAATGGTAACATAATTGGTAGAAATATAATTCTTTCCCAAAGAGAGTTCGAAGCCGGCCCGAGCAATCCACTTCTTCCAGATAAGGTAGAACTCATCATTGGACATGAAGCAAATGTCATCTCCATTAACGAGTACCGGAAGCTCATCGAGAGTAAATTCTCGGCCAGCATACTCTTCTAACGCCTGCCAGTAAGCAACCACGTTGATCGCGCACAAAACAGGAAAGGAAAGAAGACTACCCATCAACTGACCATTCTTCATGAGGAATGGCTCCAAATCAATGTTATTCTTTTTAGCCTCCTCAACCAACTTGTCAGGATAAGATACTACATGAGCACCTAAAACTGCCTGACAGATCTCAGTCTCTTTTTCATCCGCTCCCGCAGATGCAAGAATAGAACTGAGACACTTGGAATTGGCGTCTAGACTCAGACCATCTGTTGCTGCACTGTAATCACCACTCACAAATTTGGTAAATGGTAGACCAAGTTTCTCGGTCTTCAATACCACACCGTAGAGATGTGATGCATCCAGCGTTTGCCCAGTAAGAACAAAGCAAGGGTAGCGTTGTAAAGCTTTCCAAGCATGCTTCTGGAATGTCTGAGTTAGCCAATAGGGAATGGCTTCACCCTTAGTAATAACACGACACTTTAAAGGTTCCAAACAAAGTTCAACACGGGCCTTCAGTTTGCCCTTACGGAACTTCACAAACTTTGACGCAATGTCAACGACCTTCTTGTAAGAAGGAAGTGGAGTCCCATGTCTCTCATAAACTTCACCGGGACGGATCTCGTACATATCGAGTAACCCCCAATCGGTGACGTCCATAGAGTAATCAACCTGACGTAAAGTAGAACGAATGACATTCGCCCTTCCTCCAGCTGATCTAGTAGAGCCCCAAGCTGCATTCGTGCCTGGGTTCTTCAATACACGCCGGATAGGGTCAGGAAGTGACTTAATTTTGAACTTTGAATTACGAGCAGAACGAGGAAGGTGTTCCCCCGAAATACGAAAGATCTTGTCGAACTTCGTTCCATCCAATGGTACATCGGGAGGAGGCTTCGGATTTGACAACGCTTTCTTGTGTTTCTGACATGAATACACTTGGAAGTCAGTTGGGACCGATGCACAACCCCTCTTAGGTGATTGAAGTAAACCATTGAAAACTGTTCCTGCTCTTGTGCAAGTGGTACGAGAAGCAAGGAGATTCTTCACGTGTCTCCTCGCTCCCCCCTGAAACGGAAGCCGTAGATAAGGATGTAGTTCCTCAGGCTCACTCCTGAAATCGAAGATCTCTTCAGGGAGTTCGTCTCTAAGCCATTTTGCAATAGGATAGGCCGTCCAGTATTTGAGGATTCTTACACGAACAATAGAGTCCCTCTGGTTCAGTACCCAGAATACCGGATCAAAATCTGTAGCCTTACAATGGAAGAAGACTGGATCACAATCGCATAAAGTTTCTAGAAGTGCTCTCAAGAAATACAGAGCATCTAACAGGAAATTGAATGACAGATCCAGTTCCAAGCATTCGCGCTTGACCTTCTTCCTGCCGGCCCAATTCACGTAGTGAAATTGAGAGCCAGCAGCCGTCCCTCCCTTAATTGCACTGGAGAGGAAGAGAGGAAGCCCATTTATGGGAATGTCTCTCGACCTCAATGTCTCCAGGTCTAGGAAGGGGCACCACGAACCATTTCGTGTGAGGCTGCCACACAGCGCATCGAACAAGGTAATTGCAGTACAGAGCTTGCGCTCTGTACCACTTTCGCCTGTCCTCGTCGTTGTACAAGATTGATTCTGACTATATTGTTTAGTCATCAGTTTTGTG